GAGAAGTCTTTCAGATAAAAGAAAGATTTACCCTGACAGATGGCGCACACGAACAGTTTTATACTTTTCCATTAAGGTTCACAGAAAAAACAGACTTAGAGATGAGGGCATTTTCTTCCTCTGGGTCTGTTAGTTTTAATGTGTCCGCCTCAATGGAGTTTGTTTACATTCAAAATGGTTGAGAGAAATCATGCCTAGGAAAAAAGAAACCCCGATAAAGACTTCAGTAAAGTCGGGTAATTTTAGGCCCACCAAAAAGGGCGCTGGCATGACCAAAAAGGGTGTTGCCGCATATAGAAAGGCAAACCCCGGAAGCAAGCTGAAGACTGCTGTTACGGGCAAGGTCAAAAAAGGTAGCAAGGACGCAAAAAGGCGCAAGTCTTTCTGCGCCCGTTCTGCTGGTCAAATGAAGAAGTTCCCAAAGGCCGCTAAGAATCCCAATAGCAGACTTCGCCAAGCTAGAAGAAGGTGGAAGTGCTAATGACTGAGCCAGTAGAGGTAACACTTGCCAGACTAGAAGAGCGTATAAAGACGCTGTCTGATGAGGTGCGGCACGTTCATGAAGAGGTGTCCGACCTGAAGGCGCAAGCCAACAGGTGGAAGGGCGCGTTCTGGGTAATTTTGGCTTTGGGTGGTGTGGTAGGCACAGTCGCTCATTTATTTATAGGCTGGATGAGATGACTATCTCAAGAGCCAACATGGAGAAGCAATTGGAATACGGAAAGAAAAAAGCAAAGAAAATGTTGGTTGGTGGCGATGTAAGCCCACTAGCTGGCGCCATCACTGGCAAGGGAATGATGGGCCGCGCCCTTGGCAAGGGACTGCGTAACGTAAGTCCTCTTGGTCGTTTAATTAGCGATGAACAGCGAAAAAAAGAAAAAGCCGCCGCTGGCGCCATTGCTCAGGCCGCGCAACCCGGCTCTCAGTCAATGAAGGCTCAAGGCATGGCTGGCATGACCCCGATGAAAGCTGGCGGTGCTGTAAAGAAGAAGCGTGATGGAATTGCGGTTAGGGGGAAGACCCGTGGCAAATACTGTTAAAAGAAACTACAAGGGCGAGTACAAGAATTACCAATCATCTACAAAGCAAAAGAAACGCAGAGCTAGTAGAAACACAGCGAGAAACAGAATGGTTGCAGCAGGAAAGGCAAAAAAGGGCGATGGTAAAGATGTCGCTCATAAAAATGGCAATCCTAATGACAACAGGAAATCAAATCTAAAGATTGTTTCAGCCGCAAAAAACAGATCATTTCGCAGAACATCTACGGCTAGAAAAGTGAACAAGAAATCATAATGGCAAAAAGGGTAGATAGTGTACATAGCAAGCGGAAACGGATTCGCCGTCCCGGTCAGCACAAGAAAAATGTCAATAAGCGAAACAAGTCAAAAACGTTCTTCGGTTAGAATACATTGTAAACGTTGTGAACGGTGCGGCACAGAATTAAAAAGTGTATTTGTCCACGGACATGAACAATGTGTGTCTTGTGGACAAGTTGTTTATGACTGCTGTCAAGGAGAGGTGTCATGCGAGCAGCAAAAATGATGTGCGGCCAACGCAAGAAGCCCATCGCCTTAAAAGGTGGCGGGAATCCAGTGGCAAAAGGATTGGCTGATCCAAAGTACAAGCCGCAGGTCATCAAACCTAAAAAAGGCAAAGGTTCATACACAAGGAAGGGCAAGGAAGCCCTTTCTTATTCTTCTGGGGGAAAATCAACAGTAAATAAAGCTGGAAATTACACAAAACCCGGAATGAGAAAGAAATTATTCGAGCAAATTAAAGCTGGCGGTAAAGGTGGTAAGCCGGGTCAGTGGTCGGCGCGGAAGGCCCAAATGTTAGCCAAGCGGTATAAGGACGCTGGCGGCGGGTATCGTGATTGAGTTTGTTTTAGCGGTTTATATGGGTGGTACATTAATAAACCAAACGCAAAGATTTGAAGATATGGATAGATGCCTTTATTTTGCAGAGAAGCTGTCGAAGCAAAGGCCAGTGCCAATAGGAAACGGAGAGACGCGAAAAATTATAGCTGTTTGCAAACCTGTTAATAAATGAGGGTAATATGATTGCTGAAACATTAGCTGGCATAGCCCTTGTTAAGAGCGCTGTAGATGGAATTAAAAGTGCTATAGGAACAGCCAATGACATAAGTGATATTGCTGGCCACATAGACAATCTATTCAAAGGCGAGCAAGAGGTACAAAAGGAAAGAAATAAAAAATCTGGGTCAAGATTAGCTGATCAATTTGGCGTTGATACTGTTGCAAAGGAAGTTATAAACGCAAGAATTGCTCAGGAAAAAATGCAAGAAATGGCGACCATGATTGACTTGAGGTTCGGCCCCGGAACATGGCGTGGTATAGTAGACGAAAGAGCAAGGCGTATACAGGAGGCGAAGGAAGCTGCCGCTAGGGCAAAAAAAGAAGAAATGATAAGAAAGCAAGAAATGCTGGATAATTTGAAGACCGCTTTAATATTAGGTATTGCTGTCGCCGCTGGATTTGCTTTTATCATTGGTCTTCTGGTGTTTAGCAGCACTCCGGTGTTATAATGGCGTTAAAGAAATCGCAAAAAAGCCTAAAGGCTTGGACTAAACAGAAGTGGAGAACGAAGAGTGGCAAGCCCTCCACACAAGGGCCAAAAGCAACCGGAGAACGTTATCTTCCGGCATCAGCTATTAAAGCCCTCTCACCAAAGGAATACGCGGCCACAACCGCCGCTAAAAGAAAAGGAACTAAAGCTGGTAAGCAGTTCGTCAGCCAGCCTAAAAAAATACGAGCGAAAGTAAAGCCGCATAGGAAGGTCAAGTAATGGCTGTTGTGACACCTGATTTACCGGAGATTTTTGAGGAAGCGTTTGAACGCGCTGGTCTTCAAATGCAAACCGGATATGACCTAAAAACCGCGCGGCGCAGTTTGAATTTATTGACACTGGAGTGGCAAAACCGTGGACTTAACCTCTGGACTATTGATGCTGGGACACAGGCTCTCACAGCTGGGACAGCAACTTATGCAATGCCTGCTGACACTATTGACCTTATTGAACACCAAATTAGAACTGGCACGGGGACAAGCCAAGTCGATACTAATTTGGAGCGCATCAGCGTTTCAACATATGCTCAGCAATCTGTTAAAAACACTGAAGGACGCCCTTCTCAAATTTATATCGACCGTCAAGCAACGGTTGTTAATGTTACTCTCTGGCCTGTGCCGGATGTTAGCACATACACTCTCTCGTATTACCGCCTTCGTGGAATCTCTGGCGTCTCGTCTGGAATAGGTACAACGGCAGATGTTCCACCACGGTTTATTCCGTGTTTGGTGTCAGGTTTGGCTTACTACATAGCAATGAAAAAGCCAGAAGTGGCGGCGCGTGTGGCACCGCTGAAACAGGAGTATGAGTTCCAGTTTGAGCTTGCAGCCGCTGAGGACACAGACTCATCATCAATCAAGTTCGTGCCATACGACACGTTTTACCTAGGAGGTTAATATGGGAAAATCATCACCGGGTGGTCGCACACCAATGGAAAGTGCTATATTGCAAAAGTACAGAGAGCTTTTGAAAGATAAAGATTTCAAAGGTGATGCAATGGAGGAGGCAGTGTTGCAAATTGGTGACCAATCTGTTTTCTCTAAGAAAAAAGGTGGATCACTTAAAAAGTACGACAAAGGCGGGAAAATGGCGCTTCCAAAGCGTAAGCCTCGTCACGCTAACCCAAATCACCCAATGAATGCAGAGCGTACAACTGGACACCCAGATGGAGTTACTCGCAAAGCAAAAGGCGGAAAAGTGAAGGCGGCGAAACACGGCGGATCAATGTGTCGTGGTGGCGGTGCCGCAACAAGAGGCAAAAACTTTAAGGTTACATAATGACCATAGCTAGAGGGAAATATGCCTACGGCATCTGTGACAAGACAGGGTTCCGCTATAAGCTGAACGAGCTTGTCTTTGAGATGAGAAATGGCGTTAAAACTGGTCTTCGGGTCGGCAAGGATGTGGCTGACCCAGATCACCCTCAAAACTTTA